TTGTTCATAAACTCTGTACTTAGTTTCGTTACTTTCAAGGATATACTGCTGGACACGTTCACGCATTACCATAACTTAACTGGATTTTTAAGCAATTGCTGTAACCACCCCTTTTGTTTATTTTTAGCACGTAACCTCCAAATTCAGGTAACTCCTGGTGCTGCTCATGCTGCCAAAGTTCTAGGTACTCCTGGTCTTAAGAATCTGGGTGGACGTATTCAGGAAGAGTACGATAAGGGCCTCAAGCCTTGGGAAAAGGCTGTCAAAATCTACCTGGAAATGAAAGATGATATTACCATTGCCACACTCTTAGATGCTATTAAACTCCCTCTTCTATCTGCTGATTTTGATGTGGAACCTTTCTCCGATCTTCCTGCTGATATAGCCGCCAAAGACTTCTTGTGGGACAATATGATGACTATGAATCGACAATCATGGCGTTCTCATGTTTCAGACACACTTGAATCTATTGACTTTGGTTGGGCCATAGGTGAGATGGTTATGGAGAAGCGTGCTGATGGTCGTATATATCTCAAGAATATAGATCCACGTGGTCAAGAGACACTACATAGATGGGAATTCAATGATGAAAGCAAAGATGACACCATAGGTTTCTGGCAGCGTGATCCAGACACTGGCAAGATAGTTCTTATACCCATAGACAAAACTATACATATGACTTTTAGAGGTAGGAAAGGTAACCCCCAAGGCAAGGCATTGTTGCGTGATCTATGGCGTACATGGCGTTTCACCAAAGATTTAGAAAACTTTGAAGGTATTGGTCTTGAGCGTAGTGTTGGTGGTATGCCTGTTGCTACGTTGCCAGATGAACCATTAGATGATGCTGATCTTAAAGCACTTCAAGATTCTTTGCGTAATTTACGTATGGATGAAGAGATGTATCTTATTGTGCCTGATGGTTTAACTGTTGAAGCGTATTCAGGAAGCATGAATACAGGGCCTCTGAATATTGTTATTGTACGCAAGCAGAAAGAAATACTCATGCGTGGTTTTGCTCAGTTCATAACGCTTGGTATGAATAATGTTGGTACACAAGCACTTGTCAAAGGATCACAGGACTTTTTCACATTGGGATTAGAAGCTATACAACAAGAGTTCTTGGAAACATGGAATCAGCAGCTTGTGCCTTATCTATTCAGGTTTAATAGGTTCCCAGGTATGACAGGCTTGCCCCGTATCAATTGGGATACACCAGGTAAGGTAGATGTTGAGGCTATGCTGAATGCCTACAATACTGCTAAGAGTGCAATGGCTATCACACCTACACGTGAGGATGAAGAACATTTCAGGGCTGTTATGGACCTACCAGACTTGCCGGAAGGTATGGGGGAAGGACCACGTGTAGAAGCTCCTGCATCTAGGTTTAGTAAGCACGCATTCCAAGAGGACGACGATCCCAACCTACGTTCTGGTGGTGGAACTTTCGAGGACAGTACAAACCGCACACAGCAGAGACTTGTTAATATATACGATGCATGGGCTGTAGAAACCCGCAACTTGATTATTGCTGCTCAAGAGCGTGGTATAGGCCAACAGGGATTTTCGGCAATAGTTAATGGTAGGTTGTCAGAGCTTGAAACGAGTCTAGTGGATACGCAACAGGAAGGTATCAATGCTGCTGTAGGCTTGGCTGTATCTGCTACATTACTGAGTACTCCTAGTGTAAGGAACGTAGTGCTCGCCATGACCGTTACGGCTGCACAGGGACTACGTACAAGCTTGATAGATAGCATCAGGGATAGATTGACCAGTAAGCTAAGTGATGCATCTAGTTTCGACCGTAGTAGCCTTAAAGACATCTTTGACACAGCCCGTGCTTCTGTAGCCTCTTCTGCTGGTGTTGCTTGGAATGGTTTGTTTGTGGCTCTGCTCGCAGCGGGTAGGGAACAAGAATCTCAGACTGGTAGGACACAAAGGGTTAGATGGTTGCTGAATGATCTTGCTGAACATTGTGTTGCATCACCTGGCAAGTTTGCGTGTCCTGAGATGGCTGGTGTTTATGATTCATGGTCAGAACTTCAGACGGTTCCAGCGGGGCAGGTAACTTGTGTTGGAAACTGTAGATGTGTTCTCGAAGCGGAAACTTCACCAGGTAGTGGTGTATGGGAAAGGGGTCTTCCTGAGTTTATACCTTAAACTTGTTACGTAAATCTAAACCGAGTTTAAACATAGTTTGACTTTCTTTATAAAGTCTCTCAGCTTCTTTAAATAGCTGTTCTGATCGATGCCCAAGTTTGCAGCCTGCACAAACACATCCAGCATCAAAACCATCGTGATGTGCGGCTATAGACCTAATTTGTTCTTGTGTAATCATTTGTCTCCTAATAGCTGTTCCCAGAAACTAACGTGGTGGCATTTTGCAGAGTATGAGACTACCCAAGTTAATAAGCCACCAACCACCAATAGAATAACAGGAAGACCAAACCACCATTCACCTAATAGATGCATTGTTTTTTCCTAGATACCTAAAAATTTACGCTGCCACCTTCAATCATCTTCAGCTTTTTCTCTGGCCTCTTTCCCCACATCCCCCAAGTAATATGCCCATAGCATCATTTTTTCTACTAGTTGGGCTAATGCATCTTGATCCCATAGAGTATCTAATAATTCGAAATGTTCAGGATGTAAATCTGCAAATGCTTCAGAAATAGAAGGTGTCGGTTCTGGGGGTTCGTACCTCATCATTAACCTCCACTATATTGTGTATGACATTGTAACAACCTTTACAAGTAACTACATTTTTATGTCCTAGACCAGTACCCATACCAGGTATTGCAATACCTCCACACGCTAGTTGTCTACCTGATATGATATCACCATTCTGAAAACTTTCTTTTGCTGGTCCAATATCTAGATGGATGAGTGTTTCGTTATTCATTACTTATCCCCTTGGAGCTCCCCAATGTTTGCCATTAATTTCAGTCCATACTCCATACAGGAGAGTCTTTGAAAACCGTTCACCACAATCAACACACTTAAATGGTCTGCTAATTTTAGTAATCTTGGTTGTCATTTGTTTAACTCCTTTATTTTAACCTGATAAATATAGTATACTGCATAATGGTAACAGATTTGGTTAAGGCGTGTAGCAGGTAGGTTAAGATTTTAGACTTGCACCCGCTTGTGTAATCTGTTAAGGTATCTATGTAGGAAGGTTTTGCTCTATCCAGTTGATGTGTGGTTGGGTGGTGCTATCTTGCCCCCTAATAGTTTTGTAGCATGGTGACCCTATGAGACTTGACGGGGGTTATTTTTACGCTTGAGGATATATGAAAGTACTTGTGACAGGCGGTGCAGGTTTTCTGGGCGCAGTCCTGTGTGAACACCTCTTGGACGCTAGCTACGATGTGACAGTTCTGGATAACCTCATGTATGGTCAAACCAGTCTTTTTCATCTTGCGTCTAATTCCAAGTTCCACTTTGTTTATGGTGATGTTGAAAACTCTGCTTTAATACAGGAACTAACTAGAGAAGCAGATGTTGTAATTCCACTAGCTGCTATTGTAGGGGCACCGGCTTGTGATAAATATCCTACATTAAGTCGATTTGTTAATTTTAACGCTATACAACTTCTAGAATATCATTGTCAAAATAACCAATTGATTGTGTTTCCTAATACCAATAGTGGATATGGTTCTACTGCTCCAAATGAAGTATGTACAGAAGACACTCCTCTTACTCCAATATCCTTTTATGGGCAACACAAACAAGAGGCTGAAAATCATCTTCTCGCACACTATGATAATTCCATAGTCCTACGCCTAGCCACAGTCTTTGGAACAAGTTCCCGTATGCGTACTGATATTTTGGTCAACGATTTTGTCTATAAAGCTGTGACTGATGGATATTTAGTTCTATTTGAACCTCATTTCAGGCGTAACTTTGTGCACATACGCGATGTTGCTAATTGCTTCATACACTGTATCGAGAACGCTGATAGCATGGTAGGACGTGCTTACAATGTAGGTAATGATGATTTAAATATGACTAAGTTTCAATTGGCTTTGGAGATCAATAACCACATACCATTTCAAGTTCTAAACAGTACTGGGCAAGATCCAGACAAACGGGATTACATTGTATCTAGCCAGAGACTTGCTGATGCAGGTTTTGTTGCTAATCGTGGTTTGGATGAAGGTATAGAGGAACTTATCAAGGGATATCAGATGTTGCCTAGAGGAGTGTATCGAAATGCCTGATTTGATTTGGGAGAAGGAATCTTATATAGGATATTATGCAGAACTTAGAGGATTGGAAGAAGCTATTCGACAAGAAATGCGTGAGGATTTTGATTTTAGTGGGTTCACTATTTTAGAAGGGGGACATCGAAGAGAGGTATTTATTCAAGATGGGGAATGGTATAGAGGATTGATTCCGTCTAATATCCACCTGAAAGAAACATTCGAGTTAATGCGAGATGCCTTAATTTGGAGGTTACGTGCTAAAAATAAACAAAAGGGGTGGTTACAGCAATTGCTTAAAAATCCAGTTAAGTTATGGTAATGCGTGAACGTGTCCAGCAGTATATCCTTGAAAGTAACGAAACTAAGTACAGAGTTTATGAACAA